TTGGAAGGTCCTATCGTATGCTGCGAGACAGTGGGCTAAGTTGCCTACCGCTCAAGCTGCCGGACCCATTTCGTTCCAGAAGAATGCTAAGAAATATCAGCAGGAACAGGAATTTTGGGATGTTGCAGCACGTGAGCGCCAGTACCTTTTCGGAGATGCTGGTGTCACCAGTCAAGCAAAGACTGGTACCCATGAAGATATGGATAAGCGCATCCGCCCACGTTTGGTTCGGCTGAATAAGCCGGATGGTGAATTTGTGCAGGGATTGCTTTTGAGAAGCAATGTTATTTTAGTCCCTAATCATTATGTCCCGAGTAAGAGCGAATATATTCGTATTGATTACATGTCGGGCATGTTCATCAAGGATGTCGCAATGGGTCGCACCAATTGTGTTAAGGTCCGTGGGACCGATCTCGCTGTCTGGTACGCGCCAGCTGTGGGACCGCAACGAGACATGTTGCAGTACTATCCTGAGGACATTCAGGAGCTGAAGAAGCTAGAATGTTACTTGTTGCAGAACGATGAGGGAAAATTCCTCAAGTCTGCTAAGTTTACCGCCGTTCGAGGCCGTGTGATCACGACCGAAGGAGGTACCTTTCAAGGATTGAAGTACACCTACCCAGGAATTACCAAGGGAGGTATGTGCATGTCTGCGTTGATTGGAAACGCGCAAGGAACTCCTTTCATTGCTGGCCATCATGTTGCCGGTAAGGGTTCCACTGCAGCGGCTGCTTTTGTTACACGCAGTCAGTTGCTTGAGGCTTGTGCAGAGTTGGACACTCGTCCTGGGATTTTGCTTTCCCATTCTGCTACGCCTTACGACACTAAGATCATGGATGTTGATGTTGGGCCTTTAGTTGCCCCCCATGAAAAGTGTCCTACCCGTGCTATGCCAGTTGGATCGAAGATGAGAATCCATGGACAGCACAACCAGCCTAGGTCTTCACCTAGCTCCGCTGTGGTTACATCTGTTATTTCCCCCTTTGTAAAAGAAGTTATGGGGATTGAGAAACAGCATGGAAAGCCACATGAGTTGGGATCGCAAGATCACAAGATTCTGGATATGAGTGGAAAGGTTGACACCGCCACCAAGTTTGATTCAGAGTTGGTTCAACGCGCCTATAAAGACTATTTTGATCAAGTGATTAACGGTCTTTCGGAGCAAGAACTGCGTCAGGTTGGAAAAGTGTCTGATGATGCCAATTTGGCTGGACTCGATGGAGTCCTCGGAGTGAATGCAATGAATTTTAGCACCTCCTTGGGTTTCCCTTTTAAGGGTCCTAAGACACAGGTCGTTGATAAGAGCGACCGCGTCGTCGAGGGTATTTCGTGCCCCCGTGACGTTGATCCTTCCATGTTGGAGGAGGTAGCACGATTGGAGAGCAAATTGCTTTCCGGAGAGTCGATTAACACGACATTTAAGGCATCTTTGAAGGATGAGCCGACCAAGCTCACTAAGAAGAAGGCGCGCGTTTTTGCCGCCGCTAATATGCCTTTTATTATGCTGACACGCAAGTACTTTCTGAGTCTTGCGGCACTGTTCCAGAGGAATAAGAACCTCACGGAGTGTGCGGTCGGAACTGTTGTTCAATCGCCGGAGTGGACCGATTTATTCGAACATATCGGTAAGTACGGTTGGGACCGTGCGATCGCTGGAGATTATGCAAAGTTTGACGGCAGAATGAGCCCTGAATTTATGCTCGCTGCTTTCAAGTTGCTGATCGCCATCGCTGAGAAATCAGGAAATTACGATGCTGATGACCTTGTCATTATGAGAGGCATCGCTTCCGAAATCTCTTACCCCACTTATGATTACTTCGGTACGTTAGTCCAGTTCTTCGGGTCAAACCCGAGCGGACATCCACTTACAGTTATCATCAATTCGATCGTGAATTCGCTTTACATGCGATACACTTATTTTAAGATCGCGAGAGATGAACGCTGGTGGAGTACACCGAAATTCGCCGATGTGGTTGCGTTGATGACGTACGGCGATGACAATATCATGACAGTGAAAGAAGGCTTTGATGCCTACAACCACACCCGGATTGCCCAGGAATTTGCCGAAGTTGGCATTACCTACACTATGGCAGAGAAGGAGGCTGAGAGCGTGCCGTTCATTCATTTGGGCAGCGCTTCATTCCTCAAGCACTTCGCCGTGTGGGATCCTGAGTTTAACCTTTACCGAGCTGTAATTGAGGACGGGAGTATCGCTAAGATGCTTCACGCTCATCTCAAGTCGAAAGTGTTGTCGATGGAACAGTCTAGCGCTGAAGCCATTAGCAATGTTGCACTTAAGTACTTTGAGTTTGGTCGAAAGGTTTATTCCGAGAAAGTCGCTCAATTGGAGGAGGTCGCTGAGGCCGCTGGAATTAAGGGTTATTTAGGCCCTATTCCCACCTACGATGAGCGCAAGGACTGGTATGCTGAAAAGTATGATGTAGTCCTCGACTCCCAGTCGGGTAAGCCTGAAAAGGCAATGACCCCTACTGAGGAGGACACGCTTCAGGAGCGCGTGATTGAGCTCCTCGGCAAACCTGCCGCACAGGAGTATCCTGTGATTGCCGAAAATTACGGCAAGGGCGATCTTTTGTACGCAGAGGAAAATGAATTTTATCTGGTCATTGAAACCAAGTCTTTGGTTGACCGGAAACCTCAACGTTATAAAGTTCGAACTCAGGCGCGGAAATATGCTCAAGTTATGAGCATTCTGCAACCGGAAGCCACAGTAGTGGCCATGGTGTATTCTGAGTACGGCTTTGAGATCGTGCGCGTCTATGGTAAGAGGGCCACTGATGTTCCACAGCAGTGGGCAGATATGTTAGGTTTCCTTAAATACCAGGATGCTTTGCCAAAGGAGTAATCCTGCGGCATCGGCTGGGCACTTGCCGTTAAAATGTGTCATTGCGTTCCCTCATGCAATTAAAACCAAATCGGGGCTATGTTACTGTATAACGGTAGCTTGTTAGGAGCTGAATTGCCTAGCATGTTATGACA